TGAGCGTAGAAGCTCCTGTCCAGATTGCAACCTGCTGAGCAACTGGAGTTCCATCAGCGCTCAAACCACCTGTGATCGATCCGGCTGACAAAGCACCAGAAACGTGAACGTTACCACCGAAAACAGCAGCTGTTGACCCACCGGTCTGAGTAGAACCAGAAACGAAGAAAGTTGCATCAGTTCCAGGCCAAGTAACTGATGATTCGCCACCGACAGAAGCCGGAACAGCAAACGCAGCCGCACCTGAAACATACATTACACCCTGTGAAACACTGTTGATTGTCTCAACATGATTTCCAGAAGCAGAAATATGATTTAAAATTAAACCGCTTGACATTTTATTATTACTCCTTGATATTATAAAGTCAAACCCACTTGGTCACCATGACGCAAGTGTTTATTTTAATATATGACCTTACCAGACAGTAATTGACTTGAATTGACTTGAATTGAATTGACTTGATTATGAAGGACGGACGGATTTAAGTATTATTTAGACTTTAAAAGAGACCTAAGAAGTCTCATCTGATTATCATACTGAGAGCATTCTGATGAAAGAAAGGATAAAGAATCTATTTCTATTTTTTCATTTTTTTTAAACGAAAAAAAATATTGTCCCTTTTCATTTTTTTCAACATTGACTATTTGATGTCCCTTTACTAAGAGATAGGCTGCTATTGAAATATCACTTATAGTGTAAGTCTCTCTCTCCATTTATCTACTCTTCCTCTTCGTAAGGTAACAATGCAAACTTATACTTTTTGCCTGTGAGACGGTTTATAACCGTCAGATCATCAGCTTCCTCAATTATTTGCCAGTGACCTCTTTCGTTTCTGAGGTGGAGGTCACCTGTATAAATATTGGCGAACCGGTTCTTTGGGCCGCCTAAGTTGTACTGCTTATCTGCGCCTGGAAGAATACTGCCTGTGACCACCAACTCACTGCCATTGAAGGTGATATTGGATTCTGCAACGATGTTCCCAGAACCATCAGCCGTGATCATCTGGTTGTCTTCTCCGCTACCACCCGAAAAGGCGGAGGCAGAAGAAGATATCGTTACCGCACCATTTGATCCCGTAACGATTGAAATGTTATCACCCGCAATGAGATATGATGTTCCATCCGCCAAATTCTGGAGAGATCCTGATAAACCTGTTCTACCGATCAAATCATTTGGAACATCGTTGGTTCTACCCGGAGATGTTACGTAAACGATTCCGTTACTCGCAGATTTCAGAACGAATCCAACGTTTTGAATCAGATCATCAGATCCTGTGGGTTTTTGAGTGGTTAATCCACCTGAACCCGAAACGTATATGGTGTTTCCTACCGTGAAAAGTGAGGTATCCACACCTTCGAGGAATCCCATGAGAGAAGCATGCCCGTTACTTCCATCCAAAAGATCTTCAGCGAGTAAACCAGCTGCTGGCATTGTTGCGGCAAGAGATGCGGAACTGGCTGCGATGTAAGCGCGATCACCACCTGAATTGAATCCTGTGATGTAAACCGGTGTTCCAGCGAGAAGATCCACACCTGAATTGTTTCTCACACTGATGTGAACACGATCGGCGTAATCAAAACTTAGAGAACCCGCACCATCTGTTTGAAGAAACTGGAATTTTGTACCCACATTTTCGGGAAGGGTAAAATTAAGGGAATCACTCATGCCTGTTGCGGCAAAAAGGTTAACAGATCCTCCCAAATCAGAGTGAAAACTTGCGGTGTGAGAAAAATGAACGTTACCAGAAACGTGAACATCACCACCGAACACCGAGGTTCCCTTAACCGTAGAATCCTTTGATCCGATCGTACCTGATACGAAGAAGTAGGTATCGTTTCCTTGGGTATCCGCTGTATAATCGAATCCTAATCCACCTGCAAGAGAAAGTGATGCGGTTGTTACGAATTCACTCGGTTGCGGAACGTGGAAAGAACCCGATGTTACCGTTCCTCCACCTCCACTACCGGCAATAAGATCCCCGTTCGCATCGTACAGCGATCCACTAATAACAACATCACCACCGAATACCGCCACACCTCGAGAAGTACTGTCCTTGGATCCTACTGATCCTGATACGAAGAAACCTACATCTGTGAAAGAAGATTCATCTGGTGAACTAGCAGCACCTCCAGAGAGTATTAGAACTTGATCTTGATCTGCGTCTACTTTTATGCCGGTCTTGTTTTGAGAAAAAACAGAAAAGTCCGAAGCGCCCTGTTGAACGTTGAACCTTGCTTCACCAGTACTTCCAAAATAAATGTCAGAATCAGAAGCTACTGCATTGTTAGTTCCTATAAAAAGAGAACCTGTGGTGGAAATAGCACCAGCTGCAGGGCCAAGCCATCCGATATCTTCTGCAGTACTAGCTCCTGATCCTACTTGAGTAGAAAGCATGTCACCTACATAGATAAATGCTTTTGCCCTTATTGGTACTTTGCCAGAATCATAGTCCTGTACATAAAGTATCCCGTTATAGTAGTCAACGTACCAGTCTATCTCGTCTGTTAGACTTATTTGATCAGAAACGTCATCAGCCCCTGAATATATCGTACATTGATACGGGTTCGGAGCATCAAGAGAAAAAGCTGGAGGTATTATTTGAACACCACCCAGTGTTCCTGTTAGATGTTGACCGTTTTCAAAACCTCCGCTCCCAGCTTTTGAATTATCTGTGTCTGTTTCGTAGGATGATTTTAAAGAAAAATAGTAAGCATGATGACCTGCAGACTGGGCTGAGGCGTCGTCGTCATATGAGTTTGCATCAAAATAAGAGGCAGCAATCGGGCTTAGATCAAACTCTACATATTCAACTGAACTATTCTGAACTGTATTTAGTGTTTTAGAAGGACTTTGCGGAACAGTATCAGCAAATATTGTCTGTGCAGATATCTGTACCGCACTACCAATTATCTCTTCATTGTCAGTAGCTGCATGAGAAGTGTGAGCCTTCGATAGAAGCTTCTTAGCAGAGAAATTAGTAAATGTTAAATTAGTTTTTCCAGCCATCTAGACAGTCCTTGATCCTCTTCGAATAAGTATTCAACATCTCAAAGATGATTAGTAACTTACGTCTATTCTAGAAATGTAACCAGTCCAGTTTTTGTGAGCTGTGATCTTAAGAACTATCTTTTCAGCGCCAGTTCCAGTTCCGTTAACTGTCTGACCATTGAATGTCAAGTTATTAGAAGCTCCTCCTGCGTCAACAACTTGATCGATATCTCCGTTAAGACCACCGTCACCATCAGTTATGTTTCCTGATCCTGCTGTGGCTCTTCCTAGGTCGAGCCATCCGGTCTTGCCTGGAATCTTTCCTTCGATGTAAATGTTATCATTGGATCCTAGGGAGCCAGAAAGAGCTCCGGCTCTACCTATAATATTTGCATCTCCAAAAAGCGTCACGTCTATGTTGAAGACATTGTTTACTGTGTTATTTTCAAAAGACCTGTAGTAGTGTCTGTGTGAAGAACTAACAGTGGGCAACGAAGAGTAGTTTACATTGCTAAGCGGAGAAATTAAGTCGGAAGATCCAACATCAAAATATGATCTAAAATCTCCGGAGCCAGGCAATCTTGAATCCTTGGGTGAGACAAGATTTCCGTTGTAGACAAGTAGCCCGCTGTAGTAGTTTGTATTACCAGAGTCGTTAATACTAAGAGTAGAATCCCAGTTACCAGAAATTATGTCCGACTGAGCTGTATAATTTCCGCTAACGATTCTAAAGTCTTCTCTGCTAAATCTCTCAGAGGTAAATCTGTTTGTGCTTCCAAGAGAAGCACTAAACACCAAGAATTTCTTGTCAGAGTTTCCTCCAACATATATGTTGCCAGAACCTTGAGTTCCATCAAGTGGGTGCTTAACATCTATTTTAGCTGCAGCAGAGTGTGAAGTTCCTCCAATAGGAGAAGTACCAGGTATTGAAGTGCTTTGATTAAACTCTATTGTTCCTGTGACGAAAAGAGATCCGACGTTGACATCGGATAATCCTGTGTCCAACGCCGGTAGAGCCATCTGTCTAGAAGATGCGTCTTCAAGGACAGTTTTGGATCCTGTGATTTGAGTAAAAGAGACGTTATTGAAATTAGAGACGCTAGTAATCGAAACAGCATCAGAGTCAGGTGAATATACGCTAGAGTACGCGTGATTCACCTGAGATTTAAATGAACCTGTTGGATCTTGAAAGTACTTGACCCCTGACTGATAATAGAATCCTTGGGCGTTTGACTCTCCAAAAGATCCGAATTCTGAATTTGTTATATTAAGAGCGCTTGAGTCTGTATCTCTTACCCATTCTATGAGATTAGTATCAACCCAGGTAGTTCCGTTGTATATTTGAATCTTAACGTAGTTATGTCCAGCAACCATATCATCGGAACCAACACCAAAATCACCGGTTCTGTACCATTTAGTAAAGTCAGAAACAAGTCCTGCACTGTCGGTTGGATTGGCAGCTGCAGAAATATTCAGAAAACCTGAGTCTGATGTTTTGCTTTCACCCGTCGTCGATGCATTTCTAAGATCCATGGTATGATGATCAACACCATTGAGAACCATTTTTATTTGTGTGTATGCCGGATCAGCAGAAAAAGCATCCGCCGGATAGTTGTTTCCATTGCTTGCTACATCATGATTTAAAGAGCCTGTTATTGAAACATCGCTTCCGATAACTCCGTATCTATTAGAAGCAACCGAAAATTCTTGATTGATATCAGTTGCTGAACCTCCGCCCGAGGTTGACACGTTTGTGAATCCAGACAGAGTTTTTGAAGAACCGAAGCTAAGTTTTGCATCAACTCCCGAAACCTCTGAGTTTATAGCGTCCAGGCCAGGAGCCTCTTGAAAAGCGCTTGAGTTTCCTGGAACAGTAAAAGTTATTCCTCCGATATCTCTTTCCAGAGAAGCATCTGCCTCTATTTTGACTACGAGGTAGTCGTTTTTAGCCAGAGATCCTGTACCAAAAGTAAAGAAGTTCGAAGGCGAAGCACTTGAATCAAGATCGGGGTTGGATCTTCCACCATCTCTGTTTCCTGTTTGACCCAAAGTAAATGTATTACCCAGGTCCAACCACCCAGATCCTGGCTCTCCCGGTAGCTTGGCAAAAACTCTTATGCTTGTTGAGTTAAGAGAATCTCCTGCTCCGACGATCGTAGGAATAGTAGTTGTGCCGGCATTAAGCTGAATCTTAAAGTTTGATACCGGCCCGGAAGAAACATTTTTAACTGCTCTGTAAAAAGTTCTCAAACCAGACTCCGAAGAATAGTCAGGTTGATTACTATAAATGTAGTCTATTCCAGTGCTATCTTGACCGAAATATCCGGAGCTTCCTAGGTCTGTGTCACTCTTGAAGTTTCCTCCGTTAATTGCCTCCAGTGGCGATATAAGAACTCCGTTGTAGAACTGAAGACCGTCACTATGGCCTCCATTACTAGCAGTCATGTGCTTAGTAGAGTCCCAAGAATAAGAACCGCTAAAATCAGTTTGAGAGTCAAAACTACCGCTCTGTATTCTGTAGTCTTCGTGATTAAATGATTCAAAAGTGTTAGTTGAAGAAAACGTTCCACTATATATTAAGAATCTTCCTGAGTTAACGGAACCTGCATTCGTCAATCCGGTTTTCGTTGGGTGAGCAACTGATATTGTCGCTGTAGATCTTGCACCAAGCATCGGTGTCGTCGTCGTTGCAAAAGAAGATGTTACATGAATAGACTTATTAAAATCTTCACCCAGACCAGTGTTGATTGATGGAACAGTTCCAGGCGAAGGGGAAGTAGATCCGCAATTAGAAATAGAAGTAGTTATAGAGTTTTGAGCATAGACATGCTTGTAATAATTCTCTATTCTTACTCTGTGCTCTCCTGATCCTGTTACTGCATATCTCACACCTGACATATCGTACCTGTTGGTACCTCCGTCCAGTTGATCAACGTAAAATTCTGACTGATTAGCGCCTATAAGATTAGATGAATCAGTTCCGTCTTCGTCGTATACCCATTCTACAAAATTAGTAGAAGTTGTTGTAGATCCTACTGTGTGCTTGACTTTTGCGTAGTTATATCCCTTCCTCTGAGAAGCTTCTGGTATAGTAAACTTACCAGTTCTATGCTGGAATATAGGAAAAGAAGTATCGCTTTGGGTTCTTGCACTGCCTGTTTGAGAAAGCTGTATGAAACCAGTCGACGAATGAACTGACGTACCGTAGTGATTTGCCGTACCAGATCCGGGAACTCCATTTCCAGAGGCAGCATCAGTAAGATCAACAGAAACGATATCTGATCCGTTGACCTCCAAAGTAAGTGTGCCTTGATCTGCATCCCCAAAAGATTTTGCAACGTGGTTTGTTATCGCACCTGAGTTGTAATCAGAAACAGCAACGTCCGAGTTGAGATCTCCAGTTATCGTAGTTGAAGAATTGTAGATAGCTAGTCGTAAGTCTCCTGAAGATCCTGTCACCACACCGTAGCTTTGGTTGATGTTAACCGCAGAAAGAGAGCTTCCTCCAGGTATATTTCCCTGAACAATGGTATATCCAGAAGGAACCACACCTGTTCCAAAAGAAAGCAGAGCGGTTGTACCTTGAGCTCCATCAGCGTCCACATTATCTAGTCCGGGAGCTGGAGAAGGTGCAAGAAACTTAAGAACTTCATTGATCTTGTCGATTGCAACACCAATCGTCGTCTGAGGTGTGAACGTGGTGAACAAACCGTCAGCGTAAGACCCATCTTCAGGGTTTCCTATAGTTCCGGTAAGGGCTGCAACTCCGGAGCCGTTATTGTTTAATATTCCAGCTTCTGTGAAATCTATTTGAGTAACTGATCCGATTGAAGTAGAGCCTGATGCTGCGGTGATTGAGCCGCCTCCGCTTCCGATTGTATTTCCAGATCCGTCGTACAAAGTACCGCTAACTACGACATCGCCACCAAATATTGAAGTACCTCTAACTGATGAATCTTTAGATCCCGATGAACCAGAAACAAAGAAATTAACATCTGTTCCTGTTTGCTCATCAGCAGAACCAGCAGCACCTCCAGAAAGAATAAGAACTCTGCCCGTTCCCGATGATTTACTTCCTGTTGCAACTAAGAAATTTGATTGGTGTCTATCAGAAAGAGCTATTGCCTGATTTCCAGTGTACTCAGATGTAGTTCCTCCTACCGATAGAATAAGCGATCCCGATTTAGCATTAATAAAGTTAGCAAAAGGACCTCCCATCTGTGCTGTATTGTTCGGTCCGTATTTTTGAATGGATAGTTCGGATCCGTCTCCCGTGCTGTATCCTGAAAAACCTGCAACAAAAGTTTGAGAAATTGATCCGGCATTTCCAGCATCAGTCGAGCCTTGATTAAGCATCAATCCGATCTGGTTGTTGTGTGCAACGTTTCTTGTAATCTTAAGTGTACCACTAGTTGCTACGTCACCACCAAAGAGAGTAGAGCCTCTAGTTGCTTCATCCAGAGAGTTAGAAGAACCAGAGAAAAACACAGCAACATCGGCTGCCGATATCTCGTTAGGTGAACCAGGAGCACCCCCAGAAAGAAAAGTCATCCTTGGGCGCATTGACTCTGAGTTTGATTCACCTCCATCTCTAGGTAGAATATCAGCCCTCTTGGCGTTCATTCTGCTTGCGCCTTCTAGATGGATATAGTCAAAGATTGTATCTCCCCCAGAATCACTAAATCCCTGTATTTTGGTTGTGGCTCCTGAAGAAGCACTTCCAGAATTAAAAAACGAAATTGAATCTGTGTTAGAAAGTCTACCGATACCACCTAGAACTGAACTTTGATCATTTAATTTGTTCAGTATGATGTTTTTGTAGCCTACCAAAGCACCTTCAGCGTATAAAGAGCTAGATACTACTAGCTCCCCCCCAAAAACTGATCTCGAGTGGTGACTTACTGAATCATTTTTTAACCCTGAATAGTTTGTCTTACTTGTTCCGGAAGCGAAAAAGAATACGTCAGATCCTGCGTTTTCAACTCCGTAACTTATTCCAAAGCCTCCTGCTAGAGAAAGAGAAGAAGTTGTAACAAAAGTTGTTGGAACTGCGTTTGAGTTATCAACCTCATTAAAAGATCCTGAGGTTACTGTTCCTGATCCTCCTCCTCCTCCACTTCCGACTTCGGTCACTCCATCGGTGTTTTTAAAGTAGAGTTTTGAAACCCCTCCGTCATCAGCAACGTAAACTACTGCTTGATTTCCAGCTACATCAGGTTCTGAGGCTTTCTCCTGAAGATACAGGGCTCCACTTATGTAATGATCTGAATTGACGCTAGTGTTAACCTCGGCAACGAACTTCTCCGCAAAGAAAGTACCACTAACGACGACATCGCCGCCGAAGAGAGTGACCTTAGATCTATCGTTTCCCTGTATAGAAGAATTGTTTCCGGAAACAAATAGATAAACGTCAGAACCTACGTTAGTAAGCATGTCCGACTGGTAGCCGCCCGCGAAATTAGTAGCGTCCGAAGCACTGTATATTAAAAGTGCCGGCTTTCCTGACTCAGAACCGGAAATTACTATTTTTGAAGTTCTTATCTGATTTGCTTTAAAATCTTTTGCCATCTTAGTATCCTATTTTCCTGGCGCTACTATTAAAAAGTCACCGTTGACTTTCTCCATTGTTCCGCTCACTTGGCTGTGAATCCCTTCGGCAGAAAGAGAACCTGTTATTTGAAAACCATCTCCGGAGAAAGTTATTCCATCTTTGTCAATCAATTTTACAAAGTTACAGCTTTTTGAGTCAGAAAAAACTCTTGTTGTAAAAATCCCTGGAAAAGGAGCTTCGGTTCTAAGTCCTGGAGTTGAAAAAGAGCCTGTTAGTGTTGATTGAGCAACACCCAGGGATACTTCTTTCGGAGAAGATTTAGTGTACATTACTTCGCTAATGACCAAATTAGTCTTGCTTGTTGAAGTACCTCCAAAAGAAACTGTAATTTTCTCCCCGACTATATCTCTGGAGAGATTGACAGTGTCTCCAAAACCGACAGCCGCTGTAACATTTACGCTGCCACCATCTGTTCCGTTAATTGCGTCCGTCACATCAGATCGCCAGTCATTTCCAGAAGAAATATCATTAACGTTTATTTTTGAATCATCTCCAGAAGAATTCGTAAATTCTATTGTTCTAGAAGTACTTCCGGCTGAAATTGTTATCGTGGCTCCTACTATGTCTGAAAGATCTCCTCCTGGGATATCAACGTGACTAGGCAAGATGAGGTTTGCTGAAGTCACTCCGGGAGGATCAATTTTGTTTGAAACCTTTCCGGATATCAGTGTAAAGCTACTTAATCTCATGAGACAATTCTTAGAACCACTATGTCAACCGTGCCCGTAAAGGGAGCACTTGCTTCTATTTTTACTTGACTGACTGTTGTACCTGAGGTATCGACAGCTAATGTAACCATTGCAGAATCATTATCAGTTGTATCTCTAGGACTTAAAAGAATTCTAAGTTGATCAATGCTTCCTGGAAAAGGAGCATCAAACTGGACCGTCTTTGTCGACTCATTTTTAAACTTTGCTGAAAGTACTTCTACTTCCATTTCTGTTTCACCAATAAAAGAATTGGCTTTTTTAGCCCTTATTAGAGGATACTTCTTGGTAAAGCGATTCCTGTCTATAATTTTTGATCTTATTTTTGCCACTTCACACCTCCCAGATAAATATCATCTTGTTACAATACCTTACTAGCATAAGTTGCCAAAGCTGATCTTTCACCTCTTTCAAGATAGACTTGAGCAGAAAGCTCGCTGGATCTAAACCTGTCTATCGTAACAGAGAGACCGTTCGACCTCTTATCTAGATAGGGTGTGTCGATCTGATCTGTATCTCCCATCAAAACTATTTTCGATCCTTCGCCGATTCTAGTTATGATGGTCTTAAGTTCATGAATACTTGCATTTTGAGCTTCATCAACTATTATAAAAGCATTGTTAAAAGTTCTTCCTCTTATAAAGGAAAGAGGAGCTATCTCTATTTGACCTTTGTCTATCATCGCCTCAAAGTATGTCTTATCTTTGAAGTGATGTCTAAAGTTATCCATCAAAGGAGAGAGCCAGGGGTCCATTTTTTCTTTGACATCACCTGGCAAAAATCCGATATCTCTACCCACGGGCTCTATGTTTCTAGTTACAACTATTCTTTCATATCTGTCAGAAAGAAGTGCGTCAAGCCCTGCCATCAACGTTAAGAAAGTTTTACCTGATCCTGCCCTTCCTGTAAGAGAAACTAGAGGTATTGAGTCATCGTTTAGAACAAACCACGCAAACTTCTGTTCTTTGTTGCGAGGTTTAACGTCTGTTGAACCGTTCGAAGTATCAGGTATTGAACATAGGTTTCCTTTTCTGTGAAACACTAGAGCTGATTTTCCTTGTGTGGCACCCTGTGCTACGATGAATTCATTCTCATCAAATTCTGATTCTGCTTCAATAAATCCGTCTCTGTATAGATCGTTAATTTGAGCATCTGTTAGATCTATTGATCTGTTAGATTCTTCATATATTTTTTCACCAGTTAGGTGATCTTTGTAATAATCTTCAGCTTCGAGTCCTAGGGCATCACACTTGACTCTTAGATTTATGTCTTTTGTTATAACCTTGACCACATTTTGATCCGTCTTGAGGCTTAAAGCTGCGGCTATGATCTGGTTGTCTCCTCTTTCGTCGTCAAGTCCCGTAGCAACATCAGGAGAAGTGATCAAAACTCTTACAGTCTGATCTTCTTCTTCTATCATAATCCCCTGATCAAGTCTTCCCATTCCTCTGAGAAAATCTAAAAATCGATTTACGTACCGAGCATTCTCACCCAGAAGCCCGGGTTTTTCTTTAAATCTGTCAAGTTCATCCAGAACGACAAGCGGTATCACTACGTCATTTCCCGAAAAAGAGTGAATAGATTCTTTATCGTAAAGTAGTACAGAGGTGTCTACTATCAATGTTTTTCTTAAATTCATTGTAAATCTCCAGTAGAAGGACTAAATGTTATTTTAAGTAATGGAGTCATATGAGTAATCTAAAAGATTTTGTTTGTGTTAAAAAAGTAAAAAATTCCAACTCTCCTTGCGAAGAGAAGGGGTGCCGGCACTGGATTTCTTGTTCGAGTGATCTTAATTGTTCTATAATAGCTTCTGAGGCGGGACCTAAAACTTTGCAAGAAATAGGAGACTATTACGGTATTTCTAGGATGAGAGTATGTCAAATTGAAAAAGCCCTTATGGAGAGGCTAAAGAACTCTAAGTTCTTCGAAGAGTTCAACCCTTCATCCTGACAACATGCATATTGCAATAAGGCCTGGAACTTTTTCCTTTATATAGACACCAGAGAAAAGCGTGTCAGTTCTTCCACCGACATAAGAAAATGCTGCCTCTAAGTTTTTGCTAATCTTAGGATCTGAAGCCATTTCAGTGTTAGGCACTAATAGAAGGGATCCTGTCTTAGTGTGAGAAGGAGGAGGAGGACAAGGTGATGACTTTATGCAACCTGCTAAAACCTCTGAGCCTAGGTCTCTTCTATCAGTGTCTCTTATTACCGTGCTTCCTACTACATGCCTCCCCGGAGTAGAAAGACATTTTTCTAGATCTTTTGAGTCAAATGTCTGAACATCAGAATGAGTTGCAGCAAGCTTAAAGATTTGAGAAAGAAGCTTGGCGAAGTTCTTGTTTGCTACAGGTAGAAGATTTAACATTCCCACTTTGTTTCTAAGAAGAGTTAGCTGTCTTTCGTTGTCTATTATTATGTGAGGATACGGTGACACATCCTTTAATAGTTCTTCAAAGTTAGACTTTATCGTAGAGTTTAAAAGTTCTTGAGAACTAGGTTTTGAAACAATGTAAAAAACCTTTCCGGAAGCATTGATAGAAGTCAGATATCTTTCGAGTCCTCCGTGCAGAACTGAACATGCGCTTCCTGTTCCACCACCACCTCCAGCTAAGACAAAAATCCAGTCAGGGGCTCCGAGTCTAGCTCTAACGGCATCCTCAACTAGAGTACTGTTTTCCCCAAGTATCTTCTTGCCCAGATTTACATCTTTGCCCACGCCATCGGCGCCAGGTATGAGAAGAAAGTTTTCTGACTCAACACCATCAGGCTGATCTTTTTCTGTTGTGTTTACTAGTAACGATCTACTAAAACCCACGTCTATAAAAGCTTTTGCAAGCTTTCCCCCTCCGCCCCCAACTCCTATAAAAGCACACTCAATAGCACTTTCAGCAGAGTTTTCGGGTAAGAGTTCGGACGTGTCTTCTTTTACATCTTCTGAATATGCATCTACGAAATCAAATTCGTCTTCAAATTCGCTCACTTCTTTACCTCCTTCTGAAGAAATTAAATCTTTTTCAAAAGACTCTTTTCTATTTTTTCTTTTTTTCTCAACAAACTTTAGTGATCTAGAAACAGAGCTTCCCATATTATCTCATCTTTCTAGAGATAAATATATTTGCTGAGACACTCTAAGAGGATTATTATTTTCTCTCTTTTTCAACAGATATCGTTGTCTTAACCAGTTCTGCTGACTTAGTCTTTAGGAGTCTTAGTCCTCTTCTAGCTCTGACACCTGCCGAAGCGTTTCCGCCTGCATTCTTCATTACGTCAAGGTCAAGAGACTCAACAAGGGTCTTGATTTCTGCCCAAAGTTCACGTATGTTCGATTCTGACATCTTAGTTTCTCCTATATTTCTATTTTGTTTGTTGAAGTGTCTTCTTCGTTTTCGGAGAAGATTTCACATATCTTCACCATTACTTCTCTATCTTCTAGCTCCAATGCTAAAAGTTTGATAATTTTCTTTTTTTGAAATTCGTTAACCCCGAAGTTTAGAATTTCATGGACGATCTCTCTAGCTTTGATGCTATCCAAGACATCTCTTTTTTGTTCTATTTCTTCCTTAGTAAGTTTGCTCATTTAAAAACTCGTTTTCTGAGTGTATGACTCAACTCTAAATTTTTCCGGTCCAAGAAATCGTACGGATTTACCTTGAATGTTCTCTTCCATCTCTTCTTTTGAGAGAACTATTGTTGACTCCCATTCTTCATTATCAATAATGTACTGCGCGTATTCGTAGTCACAAAGCTCTCTCTGATATTGACCTAGAAGTTCAAATAAAGAGCTAGGTAGAGAAAACTTAAAATCCTCTATCGAAAGAATTGACCTCATGTCTTCCTTTCCTGTCACAATCTCAGACTTACAAACATCGTAAACCCTGTGAGTAGCTCCACAGTTATTGCAAGTAGCGTACTTAGTAACAACTGTGTCACTTTCATCGATTATTGAAAAAACTACAAATCTATGAAACACAGGGTCTGATGCATTTTTAAATTGCGGCAAAATACAATGACACTGAACTAGGTGTTTTATGCCTTTTGTGCTAGAGATCTTTTTCAATTCTAGATACCAGGCTATCCATTTGTTGATAAAGAACACCTTTGATTGATCTCATTACTTGTTCAACAGTTTCTCGAGACTCAGTACCAAGTTCTTTAAAAACTTCACTAGTAATGCTTGACTCGATTACGTCTCTTGTCTCAAAAACAGATCTGAGTATTTTGTTTTTTTGTGAACTCATAAAATTTCTCCTTGATTTTATGCTGTGATTAACTATTAAAAAAAACTATTTCTCTTGTAAAACTAGACAAGAAGTGTTATTTAGATTTTTTTCCAAAGATTGAGCTGATCTCTTTGCCACTCTAAAGCATTTCGAAGAAAAAACACCAAGATTATTTGATAAAAGAAAAGAACCTGAGAATCCTGATTCTTTTGTATGAATCATTGAGTAATTTATTCTGTCTTGCAAGACCCCTAGAACAGATTTGAAATGAACAGGAACAGAAACTGAAATCTCCCGCTCAGACGAACTAATACCTGAAATTGCGACTTTGTTTTGACCCAAGCTTACATTATGGCAGAAGTCAAACGAGTCAGAAGAAAGAGTCCTCATTAACAAATGATTTTCAACGTTAAAAAAACCTTGATGGTTCGCAAATCTTTCAAAGTATTCTATGTCTCCTTTGAGGACTATCGGGAAAACATATAGTCTTCTGCTAGCATGATTTTCGCTCAAAGTGTGAGAGACTTCGGGTGAAAAGCCCCTTGCAAATATTACAAAGTTTTTCTTTGTTTTTGAAAGTGATTGCAAAAGAGAGTCTATTTCACTCACCGACTCTAGAATACCGTCCAAAAAAATAACACCAGCATCTGTTATTTCACTTTTCCTAGTAGAAAACATCTCAGAAACATAACCGTTTAACACTAGACTAGGAGAAGATCTAACTACGGGTTGAAAAGCCATTTCAGAGGGCGATATTTTAACTCTAGAGCTAACAGAACTCTTTTCTAATATAGAACTAGCTATTCTGTAAGAAACACCGTTTCCGACTAGGTTCCTTAAACTTTTTAAAATAACTTCTTTTTCTACTCTTTCGTATTTTTTCTCGATTTCTATAGGATCTCTTTCGAAAAACATCTTTAGACAAAGAAAACCAGACCCGGGAGACATAGATTCAGAAGTTAGAACTGCCTCAAGGATAATATTTCTTATCCCTATTTCTGCTTTGTCTAAAAAAGGCAAATGAGAAAGAATTCTAACAATGTCAGACTTTTGTGCTCTTACGGGCCTTCCTCCGTAATTAAAAGAAAGACTTCCCTCCTCAAGCCTAGTAAGGGTTTTGTGTATTTTTCTAAGGACAGAGTTTTTATGAAGATTGATATCTTCTCTCACGATGCGAGATTTCAAGGTAAAACCTTTAGTCTTTTTCTTTTTCTAGAACAGTGTTTCCGTACCAGGTTGTATATCTAAAGAATCCTGAAAAAACTCCGATCCCTAGCATTATCCAGCCTTCGGTTATTCGACCCGAAGATATCATATAAGTTCCAGCAAGAACCAGGGATTCGGAAATTCCAAATGAACACATTAGCTATCTCTCCACAAGTTGTTAGAAGCATAAGCCAGTATCTCTTCAGCACTGTCGGCTGTGTAACCATATTCGTCTATCATGGTCTGGACCATTTCACTATACTTCTTCTTTTGTTCTTCGTCTCTAGTCTTAGACTTAGTGACGATTCTTGCCATGTCTTTCACGGAAGAAATCAAGTAAGATTCTATTGCTTCTTTCAGAGGCTCATAACTTCTATAGTCGATCTTTGTGCCTCTTCTCATTTGAGCAAACATATAAGCAGTAACATCATGCCTGAAGCCGTCTTTAGAAGATCCGGTAATTCCAATCTGCTCTTCAATAGATTTCATGTAATTCTCATCAGGATCTCTTTCTTCTTTTGTTACTCTATCTTTAAGAGTTTGATGGGTAACATAAGCTTCTGCGTTGTCAAGATAAGAGTCAAACAGCGACTGTGCCTGTTCTTCGTATGCGCTGACGAAAGCTTTTGCGATTTCATTCTCTAGGATCTTAAGATATTCTTCTCTTACGACCTGTTGAATGATCTGTAGACATCTTGTCTTAAATTCTTCGTCAACAATTTGCTCCTTGACCATGTTTGTCAACGACTCCATGACACTTACCGGTGTGATAATGTCAGAGTCAGAGTCTGTCAAAGCGTTATCAAGAGCCTTAGTGATAAATCTTGTTGAGATACCGGACATTCCCTCGTTAGTTGTTTCCTCTCGAAGGTCTTTAATATCTACTTTCTTAACTCTTCCCTTTTCGATAACTTCTTCGCCATTATAAATCTTCATCTTTGTGAGAAGATCACATTTACCAGATTCCTTTAGACGACTCATAACTGAGAACATCGCAGCCACCTTGATTGTATGAGGAGCTATGTGAGCCTTGAAATCGGAGAGTCCAAGCATTTTCTCATAAATTTTAACCTCTTGATCAAGCTCAAGACAATACGGTACATTCACTTTTACGATTCTATCAAGAATAGCTTCGTTTGTATGTTCGCTTTGAAATCGATTCCACTCTGCTTCGTTGCAGTGAGCTAGGATCACGCCGTCGAAGTGAAGCATGTCGCTTTTTCCAGGAGAAGGAATTCTTTTCTCTTGAGTAGCAGTAATGATCGTGTGTAAGAACTCAATTTCATTCTTAAAAACCTCTACAAGCTCTACAATTCCTCGATTTCCCACGTTAAAAGCTCCGTTTAGAGAAAGAGCTCTTGGGTCATCTTCTGCGTATTCGTCAAGTTTTGAGATATCGACACTGCCAATAAGAACAGAAACATCTTGACTATTGGCGTCCATTGGCGGAACAGACGCTAGTCCTCTTCTGCCTCTTTGAGAAAAAGTAGTTTCTTTTACCGGGTAATCTTCGTATTTTCCTTTGTAGTTTTCTATGAGATCATAACGAACAACTGGGCTGATATCACCATCGATGTTGACACCAAGCTTATCAGAAAATGTGTCTCTTAGGCTTCTAGGAATTAACTGGAGTGGTTCACCTCTCTGAGGGTCTCCTTCAAGGTGATAATAAGATTCACCCTCCAGACCCCTCTTAATGTGTTCTGTGAGCGCTGATTTACCTGCTCCAACAGGCCCCATTAAAAGTAGAACTTGTCTGCTCTCTTCACCTCTGTGAGCTGCAGACTTTAAAAATCTCATGATCTTCATAACTACTTTTTCCATTCCAAAGAAATGATCTTTGAAATAGTCATAAACTTTTACGTTATCGTTATCGAAGATCCTTGATTTTCTAGGATCAGAACTTGGCATTGACTCGACGCCATGTTTTACCAAAGCATCGTAAAGTCTTTGGTGGCCTGTCTTAACGAGAGAAGGATCGTTTTGAACTAACTCAAGATAGTCAAGGAAAGTTCCTTCAAACTTTTCCTTCTTCCCTGCTTCTCTCTGAGTTTTTATAACTTCTAGAAATTCTTTTTTGATACTCATGTTCTAATAATACTCCAAACCTAAATAGGCGTAATCTATATTTCCCACATTTCTTCTTCGATAAGAGTAAAAAGTTTTACCTCATCACCCCACAGAGTACGTATGTGCCGAACAACAGCATCGGCATGATCGAGTTCTAAATCTCTTCCATCGTGCTCATGGCGAACGATCAATGTATTGTCTTCTTCTATTTCGTCAATGTAAACCACTGGAATACCATTTGTTCCAATATTCGTGATCAAGTCATCTCTGATTCTCATCCATCCATCATCGTCGTGGATATCATCTATTGTAAATCCTACTTTGTTCTTCTCTGAAAAAGAGAATAATCCAAGCTTTTCACAGAGTTCGTGTGTAAGATACTGTCTGATAAAAGCGACATCGTGAGAAGATTCTCTTGCAATAAAAGCTTCTTCGATACCATGCTTTTCTATGATATCTTGAAAGATTACAAATCCGAGATGATAAGGGTTCAAACCACCTAGGTGAGGTCTAATTACCTGGTTGTGCATTTTGAGAAACGGTATGTGCCACTCTTGAGGTAGATCTAGTTCGTGACACAGGGTGTAGTGCCAGTAACTTGCCCAGCCTTCGTTCATGATCTTTGTTTGAATTTGTGGAATGAAGTAGCTGGCACCATCTCTTACGATATTGATAATATCTCTTTTCCATTCAGGCATGTTACGCGAGTGTTCTGAAATAAAACCAAGTAGATCATATTCCGGTTCAAGAGGAATCTTGTTCAGATCAAAATTCACGTATTCACCATCCTCATCTTCCTTGATCAGTTTGGTGTATTTCTTCACAAGTTGTGCCCGTGATTTTTTAACTCTTCCGTATCGATCTGTTTGAAATTGTATTGCGTGTGCAGCATCTAAAACCGCTTCGACTTCTTCGATCCCGATCGTAGGATCCTCTACGTAACCTTGAATCCTCTTTTTCGCGCTGCGTAACCTACCTACGATTGTACCTGGTCGCGTTTCTTTGAACATCCTATTATTCTTAAAGAAGTCAGAGTGACCAACGCAGTGAGCCATTATCAGTATCTGAAGATACGCTGGGTTTTCTCTCATCAAGTATGCGATCGAGGGATTACTGTTGATAATCAACTCGTACGGCAAACCTTCCATACCCAGGTTGTACATGGTTCGTGTTCTTTCGAAACTCTTTCCATAGGACCAGTGACCATAGTGAGTTGGCATGCCATGATACGCCATGTGACCAATCATCGAATAGTAATCACAAACTTCATAGGTGATGGGAAACCAGTCCAAACCTTTTTTCTTTGCCAGTTCGGATATCTTCTCATCCCACTCTTCTAATAGTTTAAAATCCCAATCCATCATTTACCTCCAAAGAACTTCTTGAAAGCGGGCCACACTTCTTTCTTGTTGTTCATGCGTGACATTTTTAGTTTCTTATCCGCATGCGGCTTATAAACGTTTGAAAGTTTACTCATGTCCCAAGAAGAAGCGCTCTCTTTATACTCAACCTCAGGACCGATTTCGCAGTAACCGAACATCTGTGAAACGTTCTTAAGTTTCTCTACAAGACCAAGTGTTTTCTCAGTATCGTCCGGCCAGTTATCTCCATCAGAACATTGAAAAACGTAGATGTTCCAAGAGTTAGGATGAAAACGTTTTCTGACGATCTCATCAACCAGACCCAGACCAGAAGAAACCATTGTACCGCCAGAATTTCCGCGGGTAAAGAACTGATCTTCATTCACCTCGTATCCTGAGGTATCGTGGGAAACAAATACGATTTCAGTGTGGTTATACTTGGATCTGACGAAATGGTAGAGAAGAAAGAAGAAACTACGTGCGAGAAACTTCTTATTCCTGGTCATCGATCCTGAGATATCCATCACAAAAAAGATTACTGCGTTCGAACATTCCTTGATCGATCGCTTGTAGTGGTTGTAAACCAGATCTTGATCGTGGAAAGAAAACTTCTCTTCTTCATCGAAATTCTCTCTTCGGCTAGCTGCCTTTTTTCTCTTGATCCGTTGAATCGCAGTTTTCTTCTTGTTCAGCCGCGGCAAGATACCTTGTGGACGATATCCCTTCTTCTTGATCTTCTCGGACATGACCTTCTTTAGAGATTTTCTCTCAAGGTCGGGAAGTTCTAGATCTGCGAACAGGTGATCTGCGAGTTCCTCAAGGGTGATTTCAACATCATAGTATTCCTCACCCGCTTCTTGACCCGGCTTGTTACCGGGTTGTTTTTGTTTCTGTTGACCTTCGCCGATCTTTTGTCCTCGGCGTACTTCTTTACCGGGTGCAGAACCAACGCGCTTGTTGTTCTCGTTGTTACCGTAAACGAATCTGTATTCTTTGATTCCACGGACAGGAATCTTGATTTTTTTCTTTCCATCCTGTCCAATGATTGATTCATCCGCAACGATGTTATGAATTCCTTCTTTGATCGCCCGGTCGATTTTCTGCTTGTGTCTTCTCCGGTCCGAAGCGGATCGATCAGCAACAGTTTTATGTTCCCTAAAGATTGACATTCTCGAACCTCACTTCAGTTCTACGTTTCCTCACAGTAATTGTAGTACACGACTGGGGAACGTTTCACTCTTATTTAAATAGGTTTATTCTACTCTATTTGATGCAGAGTTTAAAATCTGTTGGAAAAAGACCCGAATTGATGCGGTAGAATTTACTCCAGTCTGAATCTAAGATGTAGGTAACTGCAGTATCATCTTCTGAGCGAATAGATCTACCAATTGACTGGATGATGGTTTTGGTGGTCTGGAAAGGATACCACCATTTCCATTTGTGCATGCGTTTCTTCACAAGTTTATCACCCAAGAAAGGATAGGGGATCTTGCAAAGAACTTGGAATCTTGACGCATCGCCTGCCAGATCCACCCCTTCGGTCATTGATGGAGATACCAATACGGTTGCTTGTTTTGATCGCAGATGCTTCCGAAGTACTTCATCCCTGTTGTGGGATTCAGGGAAGAGTAAACGCTTAGATTTAACGTTTCTCTTAATGTAGTTGGATATCTTGTAAGAGTGAGTGTGAATGATTCCCTTCTCACCCTTATGTTGTTCGAGAATCTTTTTGACTGCCTCAACAACTGTGGGAAGTGTTTTGTCAATCTCAGCTGCGGTCATTCTACCCATTGGAACGTGAAGGATAGGGCGATTCTTGGTTGGGAAAGGGGATGGTAAGGACATCGAACCTGCGTTCTCGTTCTTTACACCTAAACTCTGCATGAATTTGCCGCCGTCCAAAAGTGTGGCGGACATGAAGAGAACCTTATGACCCAAACGGAAAAGATACTGTTCAGCAAACTCAGAAACATCGATCGGTTTGAAAACAATCTTCTTCATTCCTTGAATTTGACTTTGTTCGATATCGAAGATCCAGTTCTCTTTTGTGTGTACTGACAAGAACTGCTTAATCTTCTTGTAATGACTTTCTGTCATTTGTAACTGCTTGGACAAGGAAACAAACTTATCCAGATTCGCCTTCACGCCCTGGAACTTATCCAGTGTGGTTTTCACATGCTTGCAGTAGGATTCCAGTTTCGGCCAATAAACATCCCGAATCCAAACGTACGCCTGATGGTGTGTTTTGATATCTGGAAAGGGTAACTTCAACATCGTTTTGCAGAACTTCTGAGAAACCGAAACCTCAATGAACTTCGATAGTTCTGTTTCTACGTTGTGTGCCTCATCGATGATCAACAATTGCCGCGGCTTAATACCACCGCTGTAGTTTGATTCTGTCATGAGATACGGAAAGTTTGTCACCGAAAGAGCGGAATCCAGGAAATCCCGTTTCGCATTCTTGTACGTGCAACTAAAGGTACAGGTTTTCCAATAACGATCTTCTTTGTCAACAGTTCGAAGTTCTGCCTGACCTACAGCACACGTGTTGTGTTTCTTGTATTTGCACTGATAGTTGGAAGAACTCTTGATAGATTTCATGTTAAATTTACGGAAATCTTTTTCGTACTGATCTTGTAACAATTTTTGCGTGGTAACAAAAATCGCACCCGCTTCGTATCCCTCAGGCGGAATCTCTTCAAGTAACTTACGAGCCGCAGTGTAACCAATCGCGCTCTTTCCGACCCCTGTCCCTGCTTCTAGAGCATAGAAGCGCTTGTCTTTAAATGTTCTAAGGATATCGTCGATAGCAGTCTCCTGCTGATCTCTGGGTTCTTTATACGGAAAGTATTTCTTCCAATCAGACATTTTGATTTCCTTTATACCAGTGAGGAACGTTACCTAGTTTCCACTTAGCCATGTAGGCTTTGTACTTGTTGTAGTAATTTCTGTAGGACTGAACGGGATCACCTGGAACTTTACATTCAACGGGCATACAAAGAGGATGTGTTCCTTTCATGCCGTAGTTCATGTTGACTGGCATGTTTTGGATCAACCAATCATACACTTCTTCTGATTTGTGAATCTTTCCGTATCTTCGGGTATATTCATCTAGAAGCGCGCGCATCAATTCACCGTGCCAGATGTAATTTCCCGTTACGTTTGCAGTCCATTCCGTGCAGGGATGCCGAACGTGTGACATACTCCAGGGAGGAATAAGTTTGGGATGGGTATTCTTAAGGATAAACTCCTTCGCATCCCGAACTCTTTTAAAATCTTTGAGGTTTTTTCGATGAGACCAGAGATTATGGAGCCAGTGTGCGGTACACATCATCTGACCTGACTCCAATATCATCTTCACAACATGCTTATCACAATGAAACCGTGCTGCTTTTCTGGGATCTCTGTCTAAGACAAATATATTCAATGGTCCTTCTGTCGCTTAATCAATTCTGCCTGGTATACTCGCTCTCTAAGAGAGGACGTTGAGTACCCATGGTCACGAGAGTTAAACACAACATTGATAGGGAGGTCATGACCTGTAAAAGGTTTTCCTTGCCAGTCTGCCCCTACAATCCTTACGTCGATATCTGTGGTTTTTAACAGCTCATACAAGTCCTCCTCAGTATCGTAATAAACAACTTCGTCGATCCATCTAATCGACTTAACCATTATATCACGTTCTTCGTAATCTTGCACAGGTTTATTTTTATCTTTTCGGTCGATGCTAGGGTCTCTCTGTAAGCCCACAATAAGATAATCGCAATGATCTTTACACTCTTTGAGCATAAGTGCGTGACCTGCGTGAAGCAGGTCAAAAGCACCGCATGTAAACCCTTTTATTGGATTACTCATAGAATCTTGTCCGCCAATCCTTTTTTGACACATGTCTCTGCATTCAACCAAAGTTCGTGCTGAAGTAGCTCTTCAAGTTCTTTCTTTTTGAACTTGGTGTTCTTGGTGTAGATCTCAATAATCCTATCGTAAAGTTCTTTTTGATTCTCTATTTCATCTCTAAAGTCGTCGAGTTTTCCATACCACTCTATTTGAGGCTGGTGAACAAGCATAAAACTGCTTTGACCCATGTGTCGATGACCTTTCTCTCCGCAGCAAGCGATGAGAGTCGCAGCTGAGGCTGCCGATCCATCGATGTACGTGTATATCGGAGTCTTGCAAGCCCTCATCGTGTCTACGATTGCAAGACCAGAAAACAAAGATCCACCCGGGCTGTGTATGTGTAGATGTATCGGAACAGGTGGACAATCAAGTCTATTTTGAAGATATTGCATCTCAACATCAAGTCTTCGAAGAAGGCGATTTAATTCAAGAGCCTCTCTATCTCCGATAGGACAGTAAAAATAAATCCTGTTTTCTTCTGTTTCGATACCTCTAGGTGTTCTGTCAGGAGACATATCCATCATCTCAGTCATCATCTCCTCAGAGATCATTCCTTCCTGAACTCTGTGATCTATTTGCTCACCGTTCATTTTAATTTTCTTGAATCTTCCGGATATCATTTTTCTTTTCATCCTATTTCCTTTTTAAACAAAGCTGTTTGAATCACAGCTTTTTTTATTTTAATTTCTTTCTTCTCGAGAAAGACATCTAGGTTGGTCATTAATATTTCTAGGTTGACTTCTATTTCTAGAAAGTCGTTGTTGTTGTCAAGCTCTCTTGAGCTAAAAGAACCTTCACTTAGCAAGAAATTGATCAAACCTTCTTTTCCTGTTTCTTTTTCTTTCTTATGTTGAAATATCTTGTCGATGCAAGGATTAAGCCCCGGGTGCTTGCAACTGAATAAGCATTGACTTAAAATCTCTGAAAAATCCGAAGTAGATTTCTTACATCTTCTGACACCTAGTTCTGTAAAAGTAGAATAAGAAATCTTAAGATCAATAGTGTCTATGGGGCTAAAAACTTTTTTATCCAATAGCTTTTTAAGCTCTTTTTCAACATCTATAGATCGATCTGGGTTAGACATGTTACTTCTCTCTTTCCATACGTATAATAAATGTAAGAGGTCATTATGAAAAATACAATTAGATTTATAGCGAAGAATTTTCTTAGAAACTTAGGGATCGCTTCGGGAATCGTTCTCTTTTCTCTGAGCGGGTTCCTGAGCTGTGTATCTATCCCGGGATCAGTAGTAAGAACAAAATATCCCAGGATTGATTCATCTCCTCCGGTGGATGCGTTTGGATTCGTGATGGTACAGGTGACTTATTCAGCAGATAAGTGCTTACCCTCTCAAAATTTTGAAAGCTGTGAGCTAGTTATCGACAAGCTTCCTCCAATAACTCAGTCATCCATAGGAAGCGGACTGTTAGTAAAGGCAAAATCAAAGACAGTATTCCTCACCGCTGCCCACGTTTGTTCTCCTGAAGAGTCTGTCTCGTACGAAAGGGATGGAATAAAAATAAAAATGAAGTCTGAAGTTGTGATAAAAATAAGAACTGATAAGGGAGAGCTTATAGATTCGAAAATAGAAAAACAAGATCAGAATTCTGATCTTTGTGCTCTTTCGCTTTCTAAGATATACACAAAACCAGTTCAGTGGTCCAGGAGAGAACCGAGGATGGGAGAGAAGGTGTACGCTCTTTCTGCCCCGATGGGAATAAATCACCCTACTATGACTCTGATTTTTTCGGGGCACTATAGTGGCCACATTTACAGTATGCACCATTACACGATCCCTACCCGCCCGGGATCAAGCGGTTCAGTGGTCTTAGATAGAAATTTTCAAGGTGTCGGTATGCTTAACGCGGCTTATATAAACATGGAATCGATCGGCATCGGGGCAGGCTTCTATTCTATTAGAAGCTTTCTAGATTCTATTTAGACTTCTTTTTAGGTTTCTCTACAACAACTCTCTTTTTTGCTATAAGACTCTTGATTCTTGAAGACGTCGGATTATCTTCAAAAGAGGAACACAAACCCAGTTGAAAATTCCCTAGATTACTATCTATCAGGGTGGCACTCATCCCTTCAGATGACATTGCAAACCACCTTATCTCTCCGACAGAAATCTTGTTGTCACTTACTCTTCTATACACGACGATATCACTTACTTTGAATCCGTCGTGATTAGAGAATCTTACAACTTCATCAATGAATTTCTTTTCATCTGACTTTTTACTTGATTTTTTCTTTCGAGCCATCATTCATCCTGGATACGCGATGTTTGTCGACGAACATCCGGGCTGCGTGATTTGCCTCTTGGTGAGTTCCAAATCGTTGGGTTGGAGCAATTTTCTTTCCAGAAAAATATACTGTTAAGAAAAAACCTCTTTCGGAAGATCCGTCTATTTGTATATCATAATCCTGGAAGTCTGCAAATGTATAAGGGTCGGAGTTGATTGTGTGAAAATTTCTTCCCACCTCTTCTCTTATGACTTTTCTAAGTAGCTCAAGATCTTTCATGATCTTAAGTATTTAGTTGGAAGGTATGGAGTCTATGATAGAATCCCAACACGCAGTGGTTTTACATTCC